ATCTTACCTAACATATAATCTTGAGCACTCTTAGTCTCACCTGTAACACACTTCATATTATTAATACAATGTGCAGGAACAAGATCTGGATAGTGCCTACGGAGTTCAGCAATAGAATTCTCTACCACTTTATTCTCCATATAGCAACTAAAGAAAAATCCTAATTTCATTGCATATCTTGCAGTTTTGCAATGACACTTCCAGGATGAGCAAGATCACTTTGAATCGCATCAAGAACTTCTGGATCATGCTCGTCAGGATGTACCCACCAATCTTCAAACGGACATGGTGTAAATCCATCATATCCCTGATGTCCAGGATTTGGTACAAGAATATTAGAACAAACTAGTCTATATCCATGTGCTTCTAAAACTTCGCGTTGCTCTGCACGATAAGTATCTCCGTAAAGATAAGCATCATGTTCAATAGTAATTACCTTAAATCTATACTTATCGAAGGGGAGAATTTTAAGAACAGTCAGAGATGCAGTGTCTACATCAAGTGAAAGGTAATCAATAGATTCAGGAAACTCGTTTTCTTCAAATGCTTTTACGTAATTAGTTTTAGTGGCATCTTCATTATAATGAGTTCCTTGAGAACGATTGCCATAACTGTCATTATATTGACTATTAATCTCAAAACTTACAGATGTCCATCCAAGTTCCTGAAAGACAAACGTGTTGTTTGAGATTGCAGAATGGCAGCTGCCAATATCTACACAATATCCATCTCTTTTAAACTTTAAAATATTCGCTGCAAACTGGTCCTGACCAGCATCAGAATAAAAATTCATTTTCAATCTCCAAAAATACTTAAAATACTATTGACTCGGTTTATATAGGTATGGTTTTCCCTAACATATTGCATGCCAGTTCTGATTAAATCATAGTTTTCTCTATTACGCATACCTTCGTAAAAGAGTTGCTCAGTGTCATCATTCCAACTTTATACATCAAATAGTCTCCAAATATGTTTCAGTAACGTACCATTCGTAAGTTTTTCGAAGACCTTCAGAAAGAGTGTGTTTTGGTTTCCATCCAAGATCAGTAATCTTTGAATTATCTAATGGTCTATTAGGAGTTCCATTAGGACGAGAAGTATCCCATCCAATCTCTCCATTATATCTCACCACAGATGCAACCTTATTTGCAAGATCTTTAATACTAATATTCTCTCCAGATCCAACATTGATCAACTCACCATTTTCAAATTTATCAATAGCAAATACACATGCATCAGCAAGATCTTCAGAATAAAGAAACTCTCTCTTTGGAGACCCATCTCCCCAGAAAGTTACTTCACTTCCCATAGAATCTTCAAATTTCCTAATCATTGCAGGTATTACATGCCCATTATCCGGATGAAAATTATCTCCAGGACCATATAAATTTGATGGCATTAGACATACACCCTTCATACCATACTGTTTATGATATGCCTGAAGCATTTTAATACCAGATATTTTAGCAATGGCATATGCATCGTTTGTTGGTTCTAAGTGACCAGTCAAAAGAGATTCTTCTTTGACTGGAACTTCTGCAAATTTCGGATAAATGCAGACTGATCCCAAAAACAAGAAATTTTCAACTTCAAATTGCCATGCACTATGAATCAAATTATTTTGAATCTGGATATTCTCATAAATGAAGTCTGCTGAATAAGTATCATTTGCATAGATTCCTCCAACTTTAGCTGCTGCATCAAAAACATATGCAGGTCTTTCACTTTCAAAAAATTCACTTACTGCTTTTTGATCTAAAAGATCTAACTCATTTCTTGTTCTAGTAACAATATTTTTAAATCCTTTTTTCTGTAATACCTTTACAATTGCAGAACCAACTAGTCCTCTATGTCCTGCAACATATACTTTCTTAGAAATATCCATATCTAAACAAGATTAACTCTAATAGTTTCTACAGTAGGTAGTGGAAATATCAATGTTTTTTTTCTAAACTTTCTGTTATTAATAAAGAAGTTTTTAAAATGCCAAGGGAGGACAATAAAAACATCATATTTTTCTAAAGCTAAATCTTCATCGATAATTGGAATTATACTTCCTGGAGTATAGCACCCGTGTTTATCTGTATTAACGTCTCCAATTTGCTTAATACGACCAGCAACTTCAGGCCATGTTTGGAGTAATACATTTCCCTTCGTACTTGCACCTAAAGCCGCAATTGTAATTCCCTGATTCGAATAACTATCAATAACTTTTAACAATTCTTTTTCATTTTCTTTAATTCTATCAGCAAAATTTTGCCAAGGAACCAGTGTTTGAAGTCCTTGTCTTTTTTCCTGATGCAAGACTTCAGTTATTCTATCAGTACATTCTGGTCTCTGGGAATCTTGTCTGGCAACTGATAAGGAAATGCTTCCTCCGTTTACATCATTAAATTCAAAGTCAACAATTTTAAGTCCGGAAACTTCCATAATAAATTTAAGTTGTGTCATTGCATAATAAGAAAGATGCTCATGACATACAGTATCAAAAGAATTTGCCTTTAACATTAATGCAACATAACTCTGTTCCAAAACCCAAATTCCTTCTTTAGATAAAATTTGTGCCACTTCTTTTGCAAATGCACAAGGATCCTCTAGGTCATAAAACATAGAAAAGGATGTTACAATCTTTGCTTTTCTATTAGAATATTTTTCTTTAAATATTTTCTTAGAGAAAAAGTCTGCAATATGATCAACTCCAGATGGAATAAATTTAGAAAACTTTTCTGACGTAGGATCTATAATAAGTCTCTGATAATCATCTTCAAAGAATCCTAGGAAAGTTCCATCATTTCCAGCAATATCAACAATAATATCATCCGATTTAAGATCTACTTGCCTCTTAATATTATGTGCCTTACCCTGTAAGTGTTTCACCATACTAGAGTTTAATCCAGAACGATATCCATAATTATCACCATACATTGTAGGAAGATCGAATGTATGTTCAAGTTGAACATGACCACATCCACCATTCTCAACACTACATTTTACTAAGCGAAGTGGACCACGGGGAATCTCGTCATCCTCTTCTTTAGGAAACACCCCAGAAATATATTGATCTCCAAGATCTAAAACTACATCATAATGAGTATTTCCACATACACGACACTTTTCAATTTTACGAAACATATCAGTTGTCATTTTTACACATATCCTCAACTAATTGATTGAATGAAATATTTGGTTCCCAACCCAATTCCTCTTTTGCTTTAGTCGCGTCTCCAAGTAACGTTTCGACTTCAGTGGGACGATAATATTTAGGATCAACTGCGACTATTGTTTTTTTAGTATTTTTATCTACTGCAATTTCATCAGATGCATTTTTATGCCACTCCAAATCAAATCCAAAATAAGGTGCTGCTGCATTAACAAAGTCGCGAACAGAATACTGAACACCAGTTGCAATTACATAATCATTGGGTTTATCTTGCTGAAGCATTAACCACATAGCTTCAACATAATCTTTTGCATGACCCCAATCCCTCTTTGCATTAAGATTACCAAGATACAAACAATCTTGTAATCCTGCAGAGATTCTAGATAATCCTCTCGTAATCTTACGAGTTACAAAAGTTTCACCACGTCTTGGAGATTCATGATTGAATAAGATACCTGTGCAAGCATACATCCCATAAGATTCGCGATAGTTTTTTGTAATCCAATATCCATAAACTTTCGCGCAACCATAAGGTGATCTTGGATAAAAAGGAGTAGTTTCTTTCTGAGGAATCTCCTGAACAAGTCCAAACATCTCAGAAGTAGATGCCTGATAGATACAAACCTTATCTTCCATACCCAACAAACGGACTGCCTCAAGGACTCTCAGCGTCCCCAAAGCATCTGTCTGACCAGTATACTCAGGCATTTCAAATGATACCTTTACATGACTCTGTGCCCCAAGATTATAAATCTCATCTGGTTGAACCTGCTGAATAACTCTTACAAGATTTGTAGAGTCTGTTAGGTCTCCATAATGAAGTTTCAATTGATCATAAATGTGATCAATTCTATGTGTATTAATTAAAGAAGCACGACGCACAATACCATGAACCTCATACCCCTTTTCAAGGAGAAGTTCTGCCAAGTATGAACCATCTTGTCCTGTAATACCAGTGATTAAAGCAACTTTCATAAACTATAGTATCATCATTACATTATACCAAAAAAGGAGAGTTTATGCAACTCTCCTCATAAGGTCTTGCCATGCACGCCACTTGCTCTTTGACCAGAAGCAAGAAACTGGACGGTAGTAACTTCCACCCGCACCAACGGCATTTGAGAGATGCCGTAAACTCATAAGAGGGTCATAATGACTCCACCAGTTCTTTTATAGTCTATCCGTGACTTTTTTGTTTACTTAATCTCAACAGAGTTAAATTCTTGTTCCATTACATCCATCAAAATATCATAATCATCAAGTGGTTCTCCCGAAAATGCTACTCCTTGATTTTCATAAAAACGACGAACCTTTCTATAAAGTTTTGGATTTTTTACATCCAGGTAAAATTCGCCATTAGCAGCGGCACGAAGGGTACCTACGTCTTTTTTGAATTTTTCAGTCAGTGTCATTGTATCTTTTGGTTACCTGTATATTATAAGGTATTATTTCTATGTAGTCAAGTAGTCTGATTATAATTAAGGAGCGACAAAAGTGAATGCTATTTTCCCACCCCGATTAAAATATTCTGGGTAGGGCGGATTATAATTATAGTACAAAGATGTTTTATTTGTACTGAGATCATATGGAACATGATCAATTAAGTCTTGCCACGTAGCATTACCAGCACTGTTTGTTGGATCAACATGATCATATAAATCATCAGACCAAAGATCAAGACTCTGCCCACTTTGTCCTCCTACAGGAAATTGTCCGTCATCGTTCTGACTTCTCCAAGTAACATATTTTGTACCGCTCCCACTATAATATAAAATAAAAGAAGGTTCAAAATATGTAGGAAGACCTGTAAAACTAGATGTAATTATAATTTCATCTGGTAATGTTCCTGTAGAAACAAGAGTAGTATCAGTATCTATTAAAGATGATGTCCACTTAAATTTACCTACCCAGTTAGATCCAAATGTAGAATTTGTTATCGTAAAATCAATCCGATTAGTATCTGCCATTATATCTTACATTATTAATACTATGTATTCAATTTAATTTGTAACCATGGTAATAATGGTGGAATAACTCCAATCAATCTGAGAAGGCCCTCAGCAAATAAGCATAAGACAACCCACCCAACACACATGCTGATAATACCTGCGTTTCTATTGTGTCTCCGAATAGCATCGTCAATCATCTCCTGACACTCTTTCTGAGTGACATAATGTTCTGATTTTATTTCATCCATTCGATGCGGCATTGTCTTGATTTATCATTTTATCAATAGGATCTGGTGCTCCACTAACAATTGCACATGCTCTTTGATAGAAAAAGTTATTGGTATTCCCAGATGACTCAAAAGTCTCTTTGACTTTCACCCAATTATTGTAGGTGTGCTCGTCCATGGTTTTTAGATTGAAATACATATTAGCTATAATAGTTACTAATTTGTATTCGTCAACTTATTTTGATTTCCTAATATTACCTAGTCTCAAAATTCATTTTACGAACTTTGCGTTGCTTTCTTTGTTCTTGCCACAAAATATCTTCCGTAGAAAGAACTCCTTTTTTATTTTTAGATTGATAGGAGTTTAACATAACAATATTTGAAAAGTCAACTGCCGAAATCTTATCACCACGAATAGTTGCCATGTTAGGACAACCACAAGAAACTGTCTTACTTGGATGTCCTTCCAATTCCTTTCCGCAGGAACGACATCTAATCTTTATATTTTCCATTGTATAATACTTTATACGTCTTCAGTTTTCAGTTATTTATAACTTATCATCCAACATATACTCTACCGTATTGGCAACATCATTCATTGCATCTCGCAATTCTTCACGTTGTCCGGCATGTTGTTCTACTTTCGTAACACCATTTTTAAACTCTTCACAAAGAGTCCATCTCCATTGACTCATACTCTTAGAGTACCAAAGATTAATTTTCATTTGTAGAAAAGTCGTCTACGCGACTATTTAGTTCTCCCATCTTACGAATCAATTGGGTATGTTCATTTTCTATTTCCTCAATACGACACTGTAGTATCTCAATCATATCATAAATGTTATCACAGTCTGCAATTTTTTGTTCCGATTTTTTCATTTTCTTTTTCATTATCATTCCTTATCTAACGTGGTCTATAAGTGCATCTTTCTGGGTTTGCCTTGCACCACTGAAATACATAAGCATCGGGATCATTACTCATCTGATAGTGTGCATGGTTATGTAGCATTCCTATTGTGATAAGTAATCCAATAGTGATTATATTATAATGAGTAGCTGGATGAGTAACGATTGTCAAAAAGTATTTTTTCATTCCGTCTCAATAAGAGGAGGGTTAGGCCATCCTGTCGGACACATAGGTACACTATAAGGTTCTCTCATAATAAACTCAACTATTTTTTCATCAACCTCTACAGGGTCTACAGGATCACTATCTCTCCATAGAGATGGCATATCCAGAAGCACTCTACCCGTAGTTTCGGTAGGTACAATACTTCTAATACAAAGTGCAGGTGGGGTATAATCCATATACAAAAAAAGGGGATGCCGTCGCACCCCCAGTATAACATCTAGATGTCTACTTGTCTATATCAGATATCAGAAGTTGTACTTCAGACCTGCTTTGGTTCCATAACCACGGTCGATGTTGTCATCACCAGAACCGACAAAGGATACTTCACCATAGGCACCAAGATTATCGGTCAGTGCAAGACCAAGACCTGCCTTACCAGAAGGAACAGTGTCACTTTCTCCACCATCAGGAGAGACGACAGTAGCTCCTCCCTGAATGTAGTAAGAAGAGTTCTCTCCAATAGCACCTTCGTATCCAACGTGAAGATCCGTGGCAGTTCCAGAATAATCAGATCCAGTCCAACCGGAGTTAGCCTCGACGTTGACGTAGGGTCCGGCTAGGGCGGCAGCAGGGGCAAGAGCAATTGCAGCGGCAGCTGCGGCGATAGTCGTTTTGAACATTTGTTTTCCTCGTTTTTTTACTTGCGGAATGGTTACCCGCAGATGTTAAGGACCTCGACTGGTCCTGTTGTAATTCGTTACAACTAAGTAACGAGAGTATTTATACTCATTTTGTTTTTCGGGTATTCGGATAACCCGAAAGCGGAATACCAGAATCGAACTGGTGACGAAAGGTTGGAAACCTTTAGTTTTGCCTCTAAACTAATTCCGCAAGTGAGAGATTACTCTCTCATCACACTTCCTTCGCATAAGAAGTATTATAAGACAAGATTTGATTCTTGTCAACTCCCCCGACTGGAATCGAACCAGTAACATCCAAATTAACAGTTTGGCGCTCTGCCTGATTGAGATATAGAGGATTATACGATGAACTTATCAGTATGCTTGCTATGGGGCACTACACCCAACATACTGACAGTATCCAAAGGAGCAAAGAGAGTAACCAACTCTCAAGATCACAGTGTGGTTAACACCGCCGCAGGCGAGCTCATTCCCTGTCTAACGACTCAGGTTGGGGTCGAACCAACGACCGACTGCTTAGAAGGCAGTTGCTCTATCCACTGAGCTACTGAGTCATGTACTAGTTCCTATCGCCTCTAACCCTGAACTAGCAAGGGGGTTACAGCAGTTGAGAAGAATTCCCTTTCAACCTCCATATTATAAGGCGTTAACCATAGTTTGTCAACACTCAATAAATTTTTATGAATCCATAACTACTAAATAATTAGAAAGTAACTGTAATAAGAAATGAAAAAATCTCTTATGTTTTTGGGAATGTTATTTTTAATGATACCTTCAGTAGATGCTGGTGGACTTGTATCGAAACATGCTTCGAGTGTGCAACTTACTGTTGATGCTGCTAGATCACAGGCAACAAGAATTGGTTCTTCATTTAGTATTTCCGGATCAAACATTGATACTACAGATGGAACAACTGCCGGAACAGTTTCTGCAGGAACAATTACCAGTGGAGTTTATGCTCCCGGCACTATTGCTGCTACTCAAGATACTGCAGGTGCTGCGTTCTCATTCAGTCAGTCATATACCGAAGCTGATGCGGTTCCAAATGCTGCTCCTACTGTAGGAGATGTTCCTAACTTCTCTAATGTAACTGCATATACTGCAGGAACTGCAGGAACATTAGCAGGTACTGTTACTTCAGCTGGTGTTCTTACAGTAACGGCTGGTGGATCTGGTAGTACAGCAACAGGACAATTTGTAAGTGAAATCACTGTAATCGATTGATGAGGAATTTAAATTATGGTTTTTCAAATCCAAAAGGATGCCGTTGCTCAAATTGTCGCGGCACCTCTTTCTGCAATTGTTGCCAGCATTGTTCTGTTGCCTGGACAAGCACTAGCAGTCCCAGTGGTGCCGAACTTCACTCAGGGAAGTATGAGCAGTCACACAGAAACGACGCAAACGATAACTGAGACAATAAACTCAATGGACTATAGCACTGGATATCAGTACTCTGCGACTGGTTCTGGTGTTACTGCAAGTGGAAACTTATCTCCAGGAACAGGAGCAACTAATATAACTATAGATGGAGTGACATCATCATGGACAGGTGTAACAAGCAAACCTCAATTTACACAGACAGCACCGGGAGCAGCGTTCCAGTTCACAGAAACTTACTCTGGCCCAGGTCTTCAAAATCATACAATTATTCAAAGAGTGACGGAAGTCACAAGCGTAACCGACACAACTTCCATTTTCAGCCAATAATTGGAGCAATTATTCTCGGATCATTATTACCCTTAAATTCTTATGCTGAAACCGTTGGTGGTGTGTCTGCTACTGCTTCTCCTGTCGCTAACAGTTCAGGCTCCGTTACAAACCAGGCTATACAAGTCCTTCAGGGACCATACATTACAAACACATATGGAAACGGGATTCAATGTCAAGGTCCCACTCGCAATTTCACACCATATGTAACAGGAAGTCTCTCTGCTTCTAAACCATACGAACCATATTATAATGACCCAGTATACGATGTTACCGATAATTTTGGTGCCTTTGATGATGACGGGAGACCTATTGGAGATGGGAGACTTGACAATCCTGGAGATATTGTCTTTCACAAAAGAACAAGAACCGGACAAAAAGATAACTACAGTTTAGGTCTAGGGTTTTCTATGACATGGAGTACACCTACAGATAAAAACTTACAAGACCTTTGTAAAGAAGCAGCATCTTCTAATATTGCAATGATGCAGCAATTAACTGCCAATAAAAGATTGGACTTTGAGATTGCAAGACTCAAGAATTGTGGTGAGTTAAAGTTAAAAGGAATCCAATTCCATCCCAAATCACCATACTATTCTGTGTGTGCTGATGTTGTGGTAAACAATCCACCAGGACATAAGCATCCACACTATCATAATATCCCTAGAGTTTCTTCTTCTTCCGAGGAAAAACAGAGCGCAATACCCGTACAGCCTCATTCATCTGACGCTGCTCTGCTCGGCGCTCCCCTGACGACAAAATAGGAGGTTTCTTACCACGTAAGGTAGCAATCTTTTTCGTAACTTTCTTAACC